GCGCAGCAAGACAAGATTCACAGTTCAAAGCACAAAAAGATTGGCGCTTAAAATTAAGTTTAGCACCGGGTGCTAACTATTTTTACAAAGATCCTGATCTTAAACCCGGTGACATTCTTGCCCCGTTAGCAGCAACAGGTGGAATTGTTTTCCCGTATACACCAATCATTGCAACGTCATATAATGCAAACTACGAGGGTACTGATCTAACTCATACTAACTATAAAATGTATCAGTATAGAAATAGTAATGTAGGCGAGATTACAATAACTGCTGATTTTACTGCGCAAGATACGGCTGAAGCAAATTATCTACTAGCGGTGATACATTTTTTTAAAACAGCAACTAAAATGTTTTATGGACTTGATGAGAATCCACCAAGAGGATTACCGCCACCGCTGTGCTACTTGAGCGGCTACGGGCAGTATCAGTTTGATAGTCATCCTTTAGTAATTCAGTCTTTTAATTATACTCTACCAAATGATGTAGATTACATTCGTGCCGGTTCTTCTGTAAGAATGAGTGGGCAAAATGCCCGATCAGATGAGGACAAGAATCCAAAGGCTGCATCACCAAACTGGTTTTCTTCATTGCTTCGTTTAGGCGGGTCTGGGTTAAAACCGGGTGCTCAGCATGGTCTTCCGCAATTTACTCCATCCGGAGTTGACGAAGCAACTTATGTGCCTACAAAATTAACAATCACTATTACATGCTTGCCAATGATTTCACGACTGGCAGCAGCAACTGAATTTGGTCTTAAACAATATGCCACTGGTGCACTCAGCCGTGGCTCAACACGCAGAAGCGGAGGTATTTGGTAATGTCATATGGAACTAGTAGTCCTTACTATACTACAGGAATAGTAAGTAATCAATTTTTAGATATAATGATAAATCGTCCTTTGGAGAAAAATCCAGATGACATATATTGGGCAATCACCCCCACTTATCATTTAAGACCTGATATGCTGGCATTTGACTTGTACAACGATAGCAAGTTATGGTGGGTATTTGCTCAGCGCAATCCCAACACACTTAAAGATCCAATGTTTGATTTTGTAGTGGGTACTGAAATTTACCTACCAACAAGTTCAACCTTAACACAAACATACGGTATCTAATTCCGCATATATTACATTTGATTGGCACGACTATTAATGATTTCACGAGCAGAATTTACAGCATTACAACAACAACGAGACAGTTTAAAAGGCCAAGCTGCAGCTAAACAGCTTGCCATTGACAATGCCATTGGATCAGGGGTGGATGACGTAACTGTCCTTACCTTAATAGAAGAAAAAAAACAACTGAACCTTCAAGTTGATGATGCAAAAAATGCTGTAATTAAGGCTGCTGCCGGTGGAATATCAGAAACGGCAGCACCTGTAGCTCCTGCGGTTGCAGCCCCGATTAACGCCGACCCAACTGCCCCCAACGCAAATACAAAAGTATCAAACACAGGTGAAAATGCAAGTAATGATGATAGAAAATCTGTAGAAACTTCATCAACGGTAGCACCCACTGCACCTAAAACCAAAACAAGCTTTGTGTCTGCGATTGGATTCAGACCAAATAACCCCTTATCAAGTTTTAGTAGCTATACATATCATCTAACTTTGTTTATGGTTTCACCTGAAGCATATATTAAATTTGTAAATGACGGAGCAACTCAAATTGCAAACGAGGGATTTTATGTAGTTGCTGAATCAGGTGGAACTTCCCCAAATGCTGTGACCCCTAGGTTATTTCCTGATCGTGATTATTTTATTGATGATCTTGTCTTTAAAACTTCTTCAAATACAAAGGCAACTGACGGTCCGGTTAACAGTATGGGATTTGAATTTAAAATATACGAGCCATATGGTTTTAGTTTTACTAGCCAGTTAAAAGCTGCAGCAGCAAAAATTGATGCTGCTAGTAAACTGCCAAACGCTGACAAAAACTTTAATCCGCTTAAGCATTTTTTCGTTTTGGGATTTAAATTCTTTGGATACGATGATGAGGGGGAATATCTGTTATACGATACTGTTTCAGAAGAACTTGGTAGACCGCTAACAGGAAATCATACCGCAGCAGCCGGTGGAAATTTTCCAAGATATTTTCCATTGAATATCACTGACTTTAGTTTTAAACTTGATGGTAAGACAACAGTTTACAGTATCAAGATGCAACCGGTTGCGATCCAAGAAGCGTTTGGAGTTAAGCGTTCACAATTTCAAAGTACATATCAATTAATTGGTACTACAGTTGCCGATGTGTTGCTTGGTCAGTCCCAAGGGTCAAGCAATAATTCAATCACTGGTATTCTAGATATTCTAAACAAAAAAGAACAAGATTTAGTTAACTCAAAACAAGCAGGTGTTGCAAACGTTTATGAAATTTATATTGATCCTGAAATAGGAAACAAAAAATTAGTTACGGCTGAACTTAAAAACAAGAACAAATCTGCAATGTATGGAGTTAATGGTAGCGACGGTACAAGCGCAAAGGAAAGCCTCAATAATACAAAATATGATCCTAATACAAGATCCGTCACTGTAAATTCAGGACAATCATTAATCAAACTAATTGACAATATAATTTGTCAAAGTGAATATATTTTGGGTGCTATGGAATATATTTATAATGAAGAATTGGTTACTAAATCTAAACCGCAAACAGAAAAATATCTGCAATGGTTTATGATTAACCCAGTTGCTATCCCATTGGGATATGACACGATTAGGAATGATTATTCATATAGACTTATATACGAAATAAAGCCCTATCAAATTCCATTTGTTAGATCAACTTTTGTGAATGTGGACAAGAAAACAAAATATAGCGGTGCGTATAAAAAATATGAATATTATTTTACAGGGCAAAACACTGAGGTGTTAAGCTTTGAAACAACTTATAACAATTTATATTTTATTCCGGGCGGTAGTGATGGATCGGCAATGCCAAGTAGATCGGGAACTGATGTGCCTGTCGTACCAGGCAGCAAAATTACAGGTAATGAATCCCAATTAGGTAAAGCAGGCGACCCTGTTGGTAGCGTAAAAACAAGTTTGTATAGTTTAGCAGACAGTGTTAAGAACAAACTGTTAATAATGGGTGATCCTGATTACTTGATGACCCGAATTGGTGTTGCAGGGAATGTAACTGCGCCAAAAGAAGCAGTATATGGACCAGATTATTCAATCAACCCATTAATTGGTCAGATTTTCATAGAGATTAATTTTTACGAAGGGGTTGACTACGACACGCAGACTGGCTTATTAAAGATTAATAAAAATATTGAGTTTTATCAATATCCAAAAACTATTAAAGATAAAATTAGCGGAATTGTTTACATGGTGTTGAGCGTAGTGAGTACTTTTAGTAAAGGTAAGTTTACACAAGAACTAGATTTAGCTCTTTGGCCAGCACCGCCGGATGAGGTAACTAATACCGTTACCGGACGAGAATTTTCTGAGAATGATCAATCAAAACAAAGAGTAGTTTCTACCGGAGTTGCAAATAACGCATTTTTGGCAGGGGTACCAAAAGCACAAACAGTTGGATTTAGTGCAGTTACTCCTATCAGTAACTTTGCAACAGACGCAGTTGCAACAACGAATTCTGATATCTTGAAAACAATTGCTCCCACTCCAATGGATCAAGCTAATCGTAGCGTACTCGCTGCAATCAATAGAGTTCAAAATGAGGGCGGGAGAGAACCACCCCAAACAGTATAAGGTTAATCAATGAGCGATAATATAATTAAAACTACGGGCACTACAGAACAGTTTAAGCCTAATCCCGGCGGCGCAATTTCCTTTCCGTATGCAGCTAGGGGAGTAGTAAAAGATAACGTAGACACAATACGCACAGGCAGATTACGAGTTTACATTGACGATTTTGGATCACATGATCCTAACGATAGTGAATCTTGGGTCACAGTGTCTTACCTGTCTCCTTTTTACGGTACCGCAGGGAACTTGTCATCGGATCCAATGACTGGATACGGAACATATATTAACAACCCACACTCGTATGGCTTTTGGGCCAGCAGTCCTGATATTGGAACAGAAGTTATTTGTGTTTTCTTGTATGGCAAAAAAGACTTTGGATACTATATTGGATGCATACCAACACCAGGCTTAACTCACATGGTTCCTGCTATTGGAGCATCCACTAACATTCTTACTGGATCCGATACGGAGAGTGATAGTTTTGGTGGTGCAACTAGATTGCCTACGGTAGAAATGAATGACAAAAATGCCAAACTTTATGACGATCCAAAGTTCAATGATTCAGCTAGACCAGTGCATAAAATTATCGCAACACAGTTTTGGCAACAGGGTTTACTTAGAGATTCTATCAGAGGTCCAATAACAAGTTCAGCATCACGTGAGTCACCTTCAAATGTGTTTGGTCTCTCAACTCCGGGAAGACCAATTTACAGCGGTGTAACAGGTGAAAATGAAGCAGAATTTACGGTCAAAATTGATCAGGCTACTAATCAACAAGCCAAAATTATTTCAAGACGCGGCGGACATAGCTTTGTTATGGATGACGGTGACAAGTATGGGGCAGATCAATTAATTAGATTGCGAACTAGTGGTGGTCATCAAATTACAATGAGTGATGACGGCGGTACGTTATTCATAACACACGCAAACGGTCAAAGTTATGTTGAGTTAGGTAAAGAAGGAACAGTTGATATCTATGCGACTAACAGTTTTAATGTAAGAACAAAAGGTGATATTAATTTTCACGCCGACAACAATATAAACTTAAATGCTAAAAAATCGTTAAATGTATTTGCGGAACAAATTAATATTAACAGTGACAAAGACACTAACTTAAGAACAGGTGAAAATTTTAGTCAGCATACTAAATCAAATTATAAGGTTAAAGTTGACAAAGGAATGAGTTTGGCTTCAACGGGAGACTCATCATTCTTAAGCAAAGCAACTACTTATATTAACGGTGGCCCTAACATAAAGCTAAACACAGGGGCATCATCGTTGATTCCAAAAGATATCGCCCCTATTCCTATAACTGCACATACTGATACTTTACTTGATAAAGCAAAGGGATGGATACCTGCTCCGGCTATGTTGACAAGCATAACTTCACGTGCTCCGGCACACTCTCCCTGGGTTTATGCAAATTTAGGGGTTGACGTTAAAATCAATGAAAGTGCAACTGCGGCTTTTCCTTCGGATGCTTCTTCTTCTGTACAACAAGCAAACGCTGCAGTAGCATCAGCTCCAAAAAACCCAGTACAAACCAATGTTGCTGCGTCTGTTCCGGTAAACAGTGCAGTTAGTAACACTATAGATAAAAATACAACTGCAACGTTGGTTGCTCAAACTGCTACTAATGCAGCAAGTGACCCCGTAACTAGTTCTGCAGTTGCTGCTGGATCGGGAGTTGTTACTGATTTAGCGGGTACAAAGAAGGCAATATTAGGAAAGCTTGCTCATACCCCTGAACAAATGGAAGCAGCAGGAACAATTAAACCCGGTTCTGCTACTTTGGTTGCGGCAATGATTTCGCAAGGAAAAACAATTGACCAAGCATTACCTTCAAATTTGTTTACTGGAAAAGATGGAGTTAGCAGTGTTGCTGACTATACAAAAAATGTAAATGCTCAAACTAATAATCAAGTTGGGCTTATGCAGCAAGGCTTGCTCGCTCTTAAATCAAGCGGCTTGATATCAGGAAACGAAAGTCCAACACAGATCGGTGGGCTGGTAACTGCAACCGCAGTTGTGGGGGTCAGTGAAGTTTCATCATTTATTAAGAATAGTTCATCACCATCTGCACAACTTGCTAGCAATGCAGGCATCGCCGCTTCTATGGCAGGTAGTAAAATAGGCGACGCAATTAGTTCAGGTAATTTTGCTGCAAATATGGCAGACAAAACAACAAACCCTGCAGGTTCAATTGCAGCGTCAATAAAAAATACGGCTTCATCTGTTGCCGATTCGGTTAAAGGTGCTGCTTCTTCAGCTTTTAGTGCAATTAAGAACGGATTTACAAAATTAAAATCAAATGTTCCACAAAATCTAACAACATTAAATGCACAGAATCAAGCTAAGCTAGATGCAGACAGTACAAAAACAGAAGCAAAAGCTGAAGTTAAAACTAATTTTAGTGTTGCTGATATAGCTACGGCTGTAGGAACAGCGTCTCTGATTGCGGGTGCAGCCGGAGTTGAAGATGCATTTACTATAGCAGCCTTGGCCGGAGGAATTGGTGCGATCAGTAAACTTGTCACCAACTCTAGTGCTCCTTCTGCGGCTTCTGCTGCTGATTCTGCCGGCGGAACAAGTATCGGCTCATCAATAAAATCTACAGTGAGTAATATTAGTGGTTCGCTTGTCTCTGCATCACCTGCTTCATTGGGAGAATTAGGTAACGGATTAAGTGCAACTGCTTTGCCTGGACTTAATAAGTCTCAAATTGCAGGATTGAGTAGCGCGATTCAATCAATAGGTTCAGGTGGACCACAGACTATAAAAATGCCAACAGTAGCTACAAATACAATTGACAGGTCTGATATTAATAGTCAAACCAAATCATTGTTCGGGGATTCAAGAATCCCAATGCCAACTACTGGTAATTTTAACTTTAAACCACCTTCACCTGAATTGCAACAAAAGTATGACGCAATCAAAGCAGAACTGGAAGCAAAACAAGATGCAAGATGGACACTATCTAAAGACTTGAGCGATGCTAAACGTAAGTATGGTCTTGATAGCTACCAAGTTGAATCAGCCGACGTGCAGTATAAAGAATGTGTACAACGTATAGCAGAACTACAAGCAGAAAAAACTGCAGTTTCAAATCAAATACTTGCATCACTTTAATTACATAGGAAATAAAAATGCCAACATATACCGGATTTAGTACACTTAACGCAAATCAAGCTAGAACTTTAAATTTACCTGCAGGGATTGACGGCGGTGTTGGGTCAATAAACAAACCAATTGTGCCCTCAAAGAAATTCTCATTGTACGATAATCAGTTAGTGATCATTGATTTCTTAAACGCGATCAATATTCCGCAAGGCCAAAAAGTTGGAAATCCTAGCTATGGTTCAACAATTTGGTCTTTTATATTTGAACCAAATATCCCTGAAATTCAGATCCAAATTGAAAATGAGTTAAAGCGTGTAGCTCATGCTGATCCTAGGATTATTATCAACACCGTTACAACTTATCCTAGTGACAATGGAATTCTAATTGAAATGGAGATAGCAATTTCCCCGCAAAATCAAGTCCAGCAGCTTAAGATTAACTTTGATCGTGCTACGGGAACAGCATCCGCACAATAATCGTTCTTTAAAACCATACTTTTGGCAATTGATAAATATAATAAAGAGAAAAACTTATGGCCACAAGTTCAAGACAATCAACAATCTTCGGTGTTAACGACTGGAAAACGATATACAAAACGTTCAGTCAAGCCGATTTCCAAAGCTATGACTATGAAACATTACGTAAAAGTTTCATAGACTACTTACGCACATTCTATCCGGAAACATTTAATGACTACATTGAAAGTTCGGAATATGTTGCGCTTTTAGACGTAATCGCATTCATGGGACAAGCCGTCGCATTCCGTGATGACTTAAACACTCGTGAAAACTTTATTGACACCGCCGAAAGACGCGACAGTGTTATTAAGCTTGCGAACCTAGTAAACTATAATCCAAAACGTAATAGTACTGCTCAGGGCTTTCTTAAAATAACCAGTATATCAACTACTGAAAACGTAGCTGATATCAATGGGTTAAATTTATCAGGTATTCCTATTATTTGGAATGATCCTGCAAACACTAATTGGCAAGAGCAATTTAATGCAATAATGAATGCAACTTTGGTGAACTCACAGCGTATTGGTAGACCCGGTAATTCTAATACTATTTTAAATATCAAAACTGATGAGTATTCAATGCAGATTCCGTCAACAGTAACTCCTACCATTCCATTCAGTGCAACGATTGGTGGGGTTTCAATGAACTTTGAGGGTATTAGTGCAACCAGTTTAAATCAAGATTATATCTACGAAGTACCACCTAAAGCAACCGGCAAATTCAATATATTATATAGAAATGACAAACTTGGATTTGGCAGTGCAAATAACGGATTCTTTATGTACTTTAAACAAGGGTCGTTATTAACATATGATTTCTCATTGACCCAACAGATTTCAAATCAAATAATTGATATTGGCGACATTCAAGGAATCAATGAAACTGATACTTGGTTATATAAAATAAACCCAATCACACAAGAATTAACTGAATGGAAGCAAGTTGATAATCTATTTTCCAATGCAGAGTTGAGAACAGAAGATTCAAACAAAACAATTTTTACTGTTAAATCTAAATTTAACGATCAAGTAAGTTATATGTTTGGTGACGGTATATTCAGTGAAATTCCATTAGGTTCGTTTAGAAGTTTAGTCAGATCAAGCAATGCACTACAGTATTCAATTGACCCTGTTGAGATTCAAGGAACAACCTTAACATTCACTTATATCAGCAGAGTAAACAGACCTGAGACATTAACTATTACCGTTGAGCTAATGCAGCCGGTTAATAATGCTCAAACACGTGAGTCAATTGCAGATATCAAACTAAAAGCACCAGTTAAGTATTACTCACAGAATCGTATGGTAAATGGTGAAGATTATAATAACTTCCCGTATACACTTTATAGTTCTATTATAAAAAGTAAATCTGTTAACCGTAGTTCTATTGGAGTCTCAAGAAATTTTGACTTATTAGACCCTACTGGAAAATATTCAAGTACTAACAGTTTTGCAGAAGACGGTGCATTATATCTTTCAACTGAGGATCAGTTTTATTCGTTCAGTGGAATCGCTGGTACAGGTACAGCGATAAAGTTATTTACTAATCAGATTTTATCTATTGCATCAAGTAGAAACTTATTGCAACATTATACTGCAACTTTTCCTAGATATTTTCCTTTACAAAATAATAATTCAACTAGTTGGAAACAAACTTCTTACGATGCAACTAATGTAACCGGTTTCTTTGAAAGTCAATCAGTTTCTATTCCAATTGGTATTTTTAATTCAAGTACTATGAAGTATGTAACTGCAGGTGCACTTATTAAGTTTATTGCACCAAGCGGATTCTATTTTAAAGATAATAGATTAGTTTCGGGGTCACCAACACCAAATGACGTTACTTACTTATGGACTAATGTAATTAATGTAGTTGAAGATGGATATAACGGTGGATTAGGAAACTTGGCAAATGGATTAGGTCCAGTAAGTTTAAGTAAATTTATCCCAACTGGTGCAATAGTTGATACTATTATTCCTGCATTTGATAATGTACTACCAAGAGTAGTTGTTCAGAATATGATTGATCGTTTTAATTTAGATCAAAGTTTCACATTAAATTATGTAAACAGTGTGCCAGTTAATGCACAGCGTTGGTTCGTTGGAGAGTATTCTGAATCCAACTACTTAATTAACTTTCAAAGTTTAGGTAATGGTAGATATTTGATAACTAATAAAGCTATTACATATTACTTTGGAAGTGTTAAAGACACAAGATTTATATTTGATAATGACAAAATAATATTTGATCCTGCTAGCGGAACAACTGCATACGATTCAGTTACTGTGCTGAAAACTAACTCGTCGCCTAACAGCAGCGCAAGTTTGGGAGCAAATGCTGTACTATCAGTTGTGGGCAAAACTGTTGAAGCTGATGGCTACCCCGATGATTACTCAATAGAAATCAGTAGCATTGATCCAAAGAATAATCTTCTTATTGGTAACCCTGATTTCTTTACTGAAATCACCGGATTCTCGCAAGGGTCAACTAATACAACACATTTTGTATTTTTGAAAAAGGTAACCGACGCTAACAAGTTAATGAAGAATGAATTAGTTACTTCATCTACTATTGTAGGTGCATATGAAACTCAAAATCAAGTTGAGGTTGTAAAATACGAATACCCAATTGGCCAAGTATTTTATGCATTTATGGAAAATAAATTTTACCAAACGGTTATTGACTCAACTGCACAAAATATTTTGAATTTAATTGAGCGTACTAATTATGTTGCTCTTACTGGTCGTCAGGGATTGTTCTTTCAATACAAGCACAACAGCAACAATACTTCTAGAATAGATCCAGCAACAACAAATATTATTGATTTATATTTGGTCACCCAAGCATATTATACGCAATATCAAAATTGGTTGAATGACACAACTAGTGCATTGTCTGAACCTAACATGCCAACAATGGATGAGTTAAGTCAGTCGTACAGTAAAATCAACGACTATAAAATGTTAAGTGATAGTGTAATTTTTAATAGTGTGAAATTTAAACCTTTATTTGGTAACAAAGCTGAACCAAAGTTAAGAGCTACGTTAAAAGTTATTAAATCATCGGTCACAACAGCTAGTGATAGTGAAATTCGTTCTGCTGTACTTTCCAATATGAATATATACTTTAGTATTCGTAATTGGGACTTTGGTGATACCTTTTACTTTAGTGAGTTAAGTGCTTACTTACACAGTAAAATAGGTGATATAATTAATTCGGTAGTTTTAGTACCAAATGACCCTTCACTGACGTTTGGTGATCTATATGAAATAAGATGCGCGCCTTTTGAAATTTTTGTAAATGGTGCACAAGCAACAGATATCGTGGTTATCTCTGCGCTAACCGCAAATGAATTACAATCATAATTGGACAAATAATGGTAACAAAAGTTAGAACACTTGAATTTCTTCCTGATATATTCAGAACCACCCCTAATCAGCAATTTTTAACTGCTACATTAGATCAATTAGTGCAGCAACCAAATATAACTCGCATGCAGGGTTATATTGGTCGCCAATTTGAATACGGGATTAATTCAAATGATAGTTATATCACAGAGCCAACAAAAGCCAGAACAAATTATCAATTAGAGCCTGCGGTTGTTTTCACTAAAGAACAAACTAGTACTGCAAGTGATTTTATAACTTATCCTGAAATGCTAGACTCTCTAAAACTAGAGGGTGGTCCTGTTGCTAAAAATTCTAGCCTGTTCTCAAATCAATTTTATTCATGGGACAGTTTTACTGATTTAGATAAACTCATCAACTTTAATCAGTATTATTGGTTACCAAACGGACCTGATCCAGTTGAAGTAAGACCTAGTATTCTTGACTACCTTGTAGATTATAATGTGAGTCAAGATATTACTAACGCATTTACTTTCACTGCAGACAATGAAGTAGTAGAAGGATTAAACCCAACTCTTACCTTATTACGCGGTGGCAAATATACGTTCAGCACAAAACAATTTGGAAATTTTTGGATTCAAACTATTCCTGGTATTACAGGAACTGATCCAAACCGCCCTAACATAAGCACTCGTTCTATATTTGGTGTTACTGCAAATGGCGCGCAAAACAATGAAACAATTACATTCCAAGTACCGGCAGTTGATGCGCAAAACTCAGATGTATATCCGGGCAATAATAGAGTAGACTTGGTTGCAACTGTACCGTTTGATAAAATTCACGGAAAAAGATTAAGTGAAGTTCAAAACATTGATGGCATTACAATTCTTAACAATAAGTCTTTGATGTTTTATGGTTTCCCGTCGGCAACAGTTGGAAACATAACTAGACTATATGATGATGAATTATTTGACGGTGACATCAACACTATAGTAAGTTTTGATGAGGTTGATCAAACTGATGTAACAACTAAATTCTATCGTATTGTTTATAATGACGGCACAAACCCAGGTGATCCAGTAATAATTCTTTCAGAAATAGGATCAATCCCAACTAATGAAAAGATTACCGTTTCGTATGGAACTTTGTTTAGCACAACTGATTTTGTAAAAAATCCATATGGTGTTATTTCTATAATTCCTACAGTAACGGCACCGATCAGTACATTGTATTATCAGGATGGAACAAATCCAAGTAAGTTTGGTATTATTAAATTAATAGAAGGTCAAACAAATAATTTTATTGATCTTGATTCAGAAGTGCTAGGCAAGAAAACATATGTAAGTCCAAATGGGGTTACATTTACTAATGGCTTGAAAGTTACATTTTCTGGAAACATTTTCCCTGCTAGTTATCAAACAGGACAATACTATGTTGAAGGTGTTGGCTCTAGTATAACATTGCACTCAGTTTTAGATTATGTAGTCCCTGAAAAATTTACACAACAAGTTTATAGTGCATACGATATCGATCCATACGATACTTCAAACTTTGGATCAACTGTAAATGTTCCTGTTCTTAAAGATTATATTACCGTTAGCAGAAATGCAAACAGTAAAAATGCATGGTCACGAAGCAATCGTTGGTTCCACGTTGGAGTTCTTACTGAAGTAGTCAAGCATAATTCTACTGCATCAGTCCTTGCTGTGTTGAATAGTGATGCAAGCAGAGCAAAACGTCCTATTATTGAATTCTACCCAAACATAAAATTATTTGATTCTGGCACTGTTGGCAAAGGTAAAGTGTCATTTATTGATACTACATCAACTGATGCATTTAATCAAGTATCCGGCACGACCTCATATTTCCCTGATGGATCACAGTTTCAATTAACTGAAGGTAGCACTATAATTTTTGCAAACGATAAAAATCTATCGGTTCGTAACAAAATATATTCAGTAAATTTTGTGTCAATTACAGGTTCATCCGCTCCGGTAATTTCGTTAGCCAAAACAGTTAACGGGGATGTTACATTTGATGATCAAGTTGTTATTTTTGAAGGTGATCAGAACAAAGGGAAAAGCTTTTACTTTGACGGGTCAAATTGGAAAGAAGCACAGCAAAAAATAAATGTAAATCAGCCACCTTTATTTGATATTTTTGATCAAAACGGATTAAGTTTAAGCGATACTGATTACTATCAAAGTAGTGACTTTCTTGGTTGTACACTATTTGAATATGCAATTGGAACAGGTTCCGATGATATAGTATTGGGATTTCCGTTAAAGTATAACACTGTAAATAATATCGGTGATATTGGATTTTCTGTTTCACTTAACGCTAACACATTTAATTACGTAGTAAACAACCAGTCAGTTACTGAAAAAGTTAGCATTGGATACCCGCATCTTTTCAATAACAGAACAGACTTCTCTAGACAATTAGGTTGGCAAACTGCTGCAGGAGAAAGCTTTCAGTATCAAGCATTTGACTTTTCGTACAATCCAGCGTCATTAAACAATGCTGAATTCTTGTGCGATGTTCCTGCAAAGGCAAGCGGCTCAACTAATTGGCAACCAATTAGAGTCATCGTAAATTCAACTGTACTTGCTCAGTCACAGTATATCGCTGTGGTTACTGATTCTGCAACTACTATAACGTTGAACACCAATCCCACAACAGATACTCAAATTCAAATATTGATTTACAGTGATGTTGCAAGCACAAGTGGTGCTTATTATACTATACCTAGTAACTTAGCAAACAATCCGTTCAATACACAGATTAGCACTTTGAATTTAGGTGATGTAAGAGGTCACTATCAAAGTATTTGTGTTAATAGTAACCAAATTCAAGGAACAATTTTCGGCCCTAATAATTTTAGAGACTTGGGTAATCTTGTTCCGTTTGGTAATAAAATTATTCAAAGTAGCGCACCACTGCCATTGATGGGTGCCTTCTTGCGTAATAAAAATTATAACTTAATTGATTCACTTACCTATAGCGGTGACGAGTATGTTAAGTTTAAAACTTTGTTGCTAGATACCATTAACAAAACTAGCTATGATGTGTTGCAATCAAACGCAAGCATCTTAGATGATGCATTGAATCAAATTGCTGCGTATAAGAGCGAAAGTAATTCATTCTTTTGGTCAGATATGCTACCAAATAGAAGTGCTCAAACAAGCAACACCTATAGATATAATTCAGCAGCAAGCAATGTTTTTTATTCGTTGAGTAAGATTTATGACTTTACTTCAGCAAACTATGATAGCGTCTTAGTTTATTTGATTCGCACAGTTCAGGGTGTTACACGTACAATTCAACTTGTAAGAGGTAAGGATTATATTGTTAGCAGTACTGATCCAAAAGTAACTATATTTGCAAGTTTGCAGTTAGGTGATCATATTGTAATCAATGAATATAATCAAACTTACGGAAGCTTTGTTCCAAATACACCTACAAAGTTAGGTTTCTTGCCAGCAGCAGTTCCTGAAATTGTACTTGAAACTAATTATCTGTCACCTACTTACTTTATTAAAGGCCATGACGGTTCTCTTACTAAACTATACGGTAGCTATAACGAAGGCTTCTTGGAAGATTTTAGAGATCGTGCGTTGTTTGAATTTGAATTAAGAATCTATAACAATATAAAAGTAGATGCTGCACTCCCTGTTCTTGCTGATGATGTATTCCCTGGACAGTTTAGAACAACTTCATATTCGTACTCTGATATTATGGGTCTTTACTCAATATTCTTTTTGAACTGGGTAGGAAAAAACAGAGTAGAATACAAACCGCAATATTATTTGACAGATAATCAGTACACATGGAATTACAATCAAACAGCAAGCAAATTAGATACTACTAATTTTAAACAAGGTAACTGGAAAGGTATTTACAGATGGTACTATGACACTGTTACACCTGATTCAACCCCTTGGGAAATGATAGGATATGTAAGCAAGCCACTTTGGTGGGAAACTAGATACGGTGAAGCTCCGTATACAAGCGACAACTTGTTGCTGTGGAATGATATGGAACTTGGCTTTGACTACAACGGTGGTGATTCAAGAATATTACCGCATAAAGCAAGACCTGGATTATTAAATGTATTACCAGTTGACAGTGAAGGTAAACTTGCTGGACCAATGAATGCAGTAGTCGGTAGCTATGATTCAGTAAGCTTTAGTAGAGATTGGAAAGTGGGAGACTGTGGACCAGCAGAGTATAGCTATCTAAAAAGTAGTACATGGGCATTTGATTTAGTAAAGATACTTGCGTTATGCAAACCTGCAAAATTCTTTGCTCTTGGTCAAAACTTAGACACATATAAATTCAATGCTGAGTTCAACCAGTATTTGGTTAATGACCGATATAGATTGTCAACTGTGAGCAGTGTTGACTATGGTAGTGGCAAAGCCCAACACAGTTATTTAAATTGGATCGTTGATTATGTTCAAAGCACCGGTGCAACTGGGACAGACAAGTTAAACTCTTTATTAAGCAATTTGGATGTTAGATTAACATACCGATTAGCTGGCTTTAGTGACAAAGATTTATTAAACTTTTATGTGGAACGTTCATATTCAGATAGAACATCAACCTCTACTAATAATACAAAATCATTAATGGTTCCAAACGAAAGCTATTCAGTATTATTGCACGAGAATCAACCGTTCAGCAATATTCAGTATAGTGGAGTAATTGTACAAAAAACTGAAAATGGATTTAAAGTTTATGGTAATAGCCAAAACAAAATATATTTTACAACATTTAGTCCACTGATAAACGGAAACTATAGAAACATAACCGTATCCGATCTAACAGTATTTGTAAGCAAGAACTTTACTAAAACTGAAATCATTGTTCCTTATGGAACTGAGTTTAATTCTGCGCAAGCATTAGCTGAGTTTATTGCAAACTACGGAAGATATTTGACCGAACAAGGTATAAAGTTTGAGAACATAGAAAACAATATTGTAATTGATTGGAATCAGATTATTTCTGAAGTACTTTACTGGATTCAATCTGGATGGGAAGTCGGCGCAGTTATAAATGTAAACCCGATTGCTAAACAATTAGTTATTGACAAAGAAAGTAGCATTGTTCAACCACTTACAATTCAAAATCAAAACTATATACTAAATCAGGATCTAATCCCGATTCAGTTAAAAGACATGGCTATCAATCGTGATGGTACAATCTTTACTGCTGCACCATTAAATGACGGTGACGCGATTTCTTATTTTACTGTTAACTTAAGTAACATAGAGCATGCGATTGTTTTTGATAACACTACAATATTCAATGATCTGTTATTTGATCCAAGCACCGGATTACGTCAAAATAGAATGATGGTAAAGGGCAGAAAAACCGCCGAATGGACTGGTACCCTTGACACACAGGGCTTTATACTAAATCAAGATAACATACAAGAGTGGGCGGTTAACACAAAGTACACTAAAGGAATTATCGTAAAGTTCAAGAATGACTATTGGTTAGCTAATTCAATTATTCAACCTAGTGACTCTTTCCAACAACAGTATTGGGTTAAGACCCCTTATGAAAAAATACAAAAGGGGCTACTACCAAATGCAAGTAGCAGAGCATACGAAGCTTCATTATTTTATGACTCAACTTTATCTAATTTAGATTCAGATTCTGATATTTTAAGTTTCTCTTTAATTGGTTACAGACCAAGAAATTATTTAGCATCCGCTAATATAAGTGAAATCTCGCAAGTTGGTTTTTACAAATCATTTATTGCAGAAAAGGGAAGCAAGAATAGTTTAACTTCAGTTGAAGGAATTACTCTATCTACCGGAGCACTACAATTTACTGCATACGAAAATTGGGCAATTAGAACAGGTCAGTATGGTGGTGTGTTAAATCAAAACTTTATTGAATTCAAACTAGACGAAAAACAATTGCGCGGAAATCCAAACATCGTTGGAATTGTTGATGATTCAACACCTGCAGGCTTAATGCAAGTTGTTCCGTTATACTCATTAACAAATTATAATCAACCGATTGCAAATACTGATATTCTACCAGTACGCAGTAACAGCGAATTGATTCAATTGCCAACAGCAGGCTATGTGAATTTCAATGATGTAGCAATGAATGCATTTACATTCATGGGATTGAATGATACTTCTGCTCCAATATCAGAACTATATAAGAATGAATATGTTTGGGTAGCAGATCATAAAGGTACTTGGAATGTTTATACTCCGGTTCCGGTAACTTTCTCAAAGAGTCCAGTTCAAGCTGTGCGGGTAAACAATAATCTTAATAGTACTGTTACTGTGCTATTTGATAATCCGCATGGATTAGTCAGTGATGACTTGATTATGATTTTAAACTTTGGGTCAACAGTTGATGGATTATACGAGGTATTGAATGTTAACGGAAATAATTCCGTTGTAATCAGTCTATCGCTGCCAGCTAGTATTCAAACAACAAATGGAACTGGAATTGTAGCAAAGTTTGAAAGTCAACGTGTTGCAACACCAAAAGATATTGAGTCATTGGCTTTATTAGACAGCGAATTTGTCAAGAATAAAGTATGGGTTGATAATGGAGTTAACGGAGATTGGGCAGTTTATAGAAAGAGTATAAACTACAAACATTTAGATGGATTAACTAAACCTGAAAGCACATTGACATTTGGTAGCTCAATGGTTTACGATAAAAGACAAGGGTATTTTGTCGGTGATGCCGAAGCAGGAGTTGTTTATCAATACTCGCACTTTAATAATAGATTTGCATTAGACAATACATTTGTTAAGTCAGCAGGCTTCGGCGCAGCAATGGCAAAATCAAATAGCACATTAGTTATTACTCAACCTCAGAATGGTAGAGACAGTAACAATATTGCGGTTGCAAGTATCATTCGTGTATACTCGCTTGTATCAACTAGTAAAATACAAACAGTTGCGCTTCAGCAAGAGATTACATTTGCGTCCAAGCTCGTAGGTAACGCTATCACATTGTCCGGTGATTCAAAATGGATGTTTGTTTCAGCAACTGCAAGTAATGAAGTGTTAGTTTATTCACGTAATTATAACCCTACACTTGTTGCAACAGAACTTTATACTGATGTTAATATAGCAGCAGGCGATAATAGTTTTGTTATCGCAGGAGAGAATGCAGCAACATTTACCCCGGGCACAAATGTAAGTTTCAGCAATATGCTCACTGGTAAAACATATTTGGTTGTTACTTCAAAATATGAAAGTTCAACTGATCGTACTACGATATATTTGGACAGTGCAATCGCGACTGATGTAACCTCCGGTACTGCTGTTTATACTGCAACTTTTGAATTTGTGCTCACCAAAACGTTAACAGTTTCAAATCTTGCATCAAATGATAAGTTTGGTTATTCATTGTCAACTAATTATGATGGTAGCAAACTATTTGTCGGTACACCAGAAAAAGACTTTAGTTCAACTTACACCAACACTGGTTTTGTTTATATGTTTGATAGAACTTGCCAAATATTTGAGCATAGCTATAACACTTTGGTGGGGCAATCAACCGTGTTTACATTAGCATGGCAACCAGCAACAACGTTAACAGTTACACTAAACGGAGTTGAACTACAAAGTTCACAGTTTACATTAACTGATATTGTAAAACTTAGTATAAAAGTTCAGGTTAATGCAGGGGATATTGTCAAAGTTAGCTCAAGTGACTTTATTAATACTCAAACATTAAGCGGTTATACTGAATCTGCTACTCCAAGAGTAGGAATTAAGTTTGGTAACTCAATAGATAATAACACAAGCGCAAACGAATTTATTGTAGGTGCACCTTTTGATATTAGCGAATCTAATATTGAAGGAAGTGTGTATCGTTATACCAATGGTGGTAAAAAATACGGAATCATTATTGGTGAAACTGCAGTAAACTTAACTGCTGCAGCAACCATCTTGATTAACGGATATGCAGTAACTTTACCTGCAGGTACTGTCAATGGTGCTGTAACTGCAATTAACAATGCAAACGTAACTAATGTAAAAGCTAGCGCAACAACTGATTCAAAACTAATAATTCAATTGATTAACTTAGATTTAAGTCCCATTAATGATAAGTTAAGTATCAATGTATTTGATAAAACTGTTTTAGTAGATTTGGGTATTGTTGAATATAAATTGACACAGATTTTACATGATATAAATCAACAAAATGCTACTCAATTTGGTTACACTGTAAAATATAACGAGCATAACTCTTTTGTAGTTAGCGCCCCAGTTGGAATCAGATATACTTCAACTTCATTTGATTTTACTGACGACGAAGTATATACCAATGATACTATATTTGATAATAATTTTACTGTTTGGGTTGACAATTTTGACAACGCTGGCGCAGTTTATATGTTTGACTATTTACCAGCATATAATGAAAGCTTAACAAATACTGGAAAGTTTGTACTAGCTCAAACAATTAATGATACTATATCACAAATTGGACCAAGACCATATTACGGTGAGACATTGGCGTTCAGTGATTACACCGTTGTAGTTGGCTCACCAACTTACTATTCAGGTACAGTTAATGGTAGTGTAACGGCATATCAAAATGCTGAAAATCAACCCAACTGGTCAATATATCGTACCTCTGAACAAGTAGTTGATATTAATAAACTACAGTCAATTCAGCTATTTGATAACACAACTAACGAAAAATTAGATTCGTTAGATTATATTGATCCGCTACAAGGTAAATTGTTTGGTGTAGTCAGAGAGAACTTAGACTTTATCTCAAATATTGATCCAGCAGGATATAACACTGAAATAAGAAATAACAAGATTGTATGGGCTGAGAATTTCGTTGGCAAACTATGGTTTGACACAACCTATACACGATTTGTTGATTATCATCAAAATGACGTAGTTTATAATAGTGAATATTGGGCAAACGTATTCCCTGGCAGCACTGTTGCAATCTATACATGGATTGAAAGTGATGTAATGCCAATGAACTATGCAGGTACCGGCACTCCATACGACTTGGATGCTTACACAACTGCATTTGATTTAGATAATACCGGAGCTGTTGTTACCCGTTATTATTATTGGGTAAGAAATACTGACACTATCGTTGACAAAAAAGAAAAGACTCTTACTGATTCAGTTATCGCGTCTTATATTTCTAATCCTCAAAGTTCGGGAATAAGTTTCTTTGCACCGTTCAGTCCGAATGTGTTTGGTTTATATAACTGTAACGAATTTATCAATTCAACTACAACTAGTGTTCACGTTGGATTTAAATCAGGTAACAATGACGATACAGTACATAATCAATTCCAACTTATCAGAGATGGTTTTGCAGGTGATTTCTTAACTGGATTCCCTACATCTGTTAACACAATTACTGATCCGCAAGACTTGTATCTAAAGATGCTAGAAAGCTTATCAGGAGTTGACAATCAAGGACAAGTTTTACCTAATCCATATTTGCCAAGTCAGTTAAGAACTGGTGTATTAAAAAGACCAAATCAAAGTTTCTTTATTGATAGATTATCTGCGTTAGAAAATTACTGTAACTATGCAAATAGAGTATTGTTACAGTATCCAATTACTGAAATCAAAAATCCAAGCTTCTTGAATTTGGGAGTTACTGCAACTGCCGGAGCTGGCGCCCCAATCATGTTTACTACATCGGGTGAGTACTTTGATACTAATGATTACTGGGAATATGTTTATTGGTACGCTGCTGGATTTAGTAATAACACTAGAACTGATCTAGAAGTTCCAAAATATTATGACTTAGTAAAACTTAATGCTGTTGAGAATATGGTTGTTGGTGTACTCAGCAACAGTGACGGGAAGCGTGAAATCTATAAGTACACTTCGGGTGAATGGATTAGAGTTGGCCTTCAACAAGGTACTATTCAAATCAAGAGTTCACTATGGGATTATAGTTTGGTTAATCGCGGATTTGGCAGCGAGTTCTTTGATACTATGATGTTTGATAATTATCCTTCAACTGAAACCATGTACATTATACGTGGCTTGAATGAAGAAGTATTTACCGGCGATTTGTTAGTACATCGCAACAAGAGTTTAATTTTGTTATTTGAATACATTACCGGTGAAAGCACTGAATCACAAAACTATTTGCCTTGGCTGAATAAAACAAGTTTCATGAATGTTCAACATACTATGCGTGAACTAACTGATACTACTTTATATCAAAGTGACGATGAAGTTTTCTTAGAAGGTTACTTGAATGAAGTTAAACCATATCACGTTATCATTAAAGAGTTCAGCCTAAGATATACACGCACTGAAGTTTATAACAGTAATGTTACTGACTTTGATTTACCTGCAATGTTTAACGCTAAGCTAGAAAGATTTACGACACCTGAATTAACATTTGTTAGTACAGCAGGTGACGACCAATTCTTACCTTTGGATGATATTTGGTCCACTAATATAAATTACGCAACTTGGTTTGAAAATTACGGACTTGCTTTAACCGGTAGCATTGCCTCTGAAATAACTAGAGTCAATAGTTATGTGTACTTAACTTCAAATCAAATTGAAGTTAATAATGCATTTGGATTTCCAATATCGGGTACAATTAGAATAGATCAAGAAATAATCGGTTATTCAAACGTAGATCGTGATAACGGAATATTGTTTGGATTATCAAGAGGATTACAAGACTCACCTGTATCAGATCACGCAGAAAATTCAATAATTTATATGGATCTACCAGGAGCAATCGTACTTAACTCAGGTAGAGATTACATTGACCCACCTGTTATTACAGCTTATATAGATACTGCCATCTATCCAGCACCAAGAACAGTTGCAAAATTGCGACCAATCATGCTAGCCGGACAAGTAATTGGGGTAACAGTAATTAATCCGGGTAGTGGTTACGCGATTACACCTGAGCTAATCGTTGCTCCTTCGGTTGCAGTAGAATTTGCAGATACTGACATAAACTACATTGAATATACTATAACTGCTG